TATATCATAAGTTCTTTCAGCAATACCATTAACTACTATATCTACAAACTTAGGTATAATAGGAACTGGCTTCCAGTCTAAGTTAAGATAAGACATATCACCATTAATAGATAATTCATCTTTGTATTTTTGTATACTTTGTTCCCCTCTTGCGTATAACCTTAGTTTATGAAAATTATTTTGATTATGTAAATATCTGTTTATACCAGATGATCTTTTAAACCATTCATTCTCTATAGCTTTAGCAACTTCTAAGCCATACTCCATAGATAACTTTTTGTCATCGCTAGCCGTTTGACTTGGAAAGTAATTTTGCATAACTGATTCAGCCATAATTTTTAATTATTTTAGATATAGTACCTTTATTTTCGTATTTTGAAAAATTAATATTAAGTTTTGGTTTAACTCTTGTAGCATTTGGTTTGTATTTATTCTTATTGCATGCCATAATAGCAAGCCCAGAACTAATAGCAGCATCAAATTTTGTTCTTTTATTTATATCAAACTTAGCCCAATCATTTAATGTCGTATTAAAATACAATGTACCATATTGCCCTTCATTAATAATACCAACGTAATCGTTGATATATGTTTCAATTGCAGCAGCGTGAGCTTGTCTTATATCTTCACTTGAATTAGGTATTCCACCTATTTCTTTTTCTGTAATTGATAATTTATTTTTAGCTTTGTCAGGTCTATTCATAGAATAACCTCTATAGCCTCTTCTTTTTAAATAATATAATAATCTAGGTTTATTATTTTCTGCAAGTAATGGCATTCCATAAAATACTAACGCCATTAATACATCTTCAAAAAACATTTCAGCAGTCTGTGGGCGAGCAATATATTCTAAAAAGAAATGATTTGCAGGAGCATTTTCCATACTAAATTTAGTTAAACCATGTAATGCACCTTTTGATCCTTGCCCATCTGTTGTTCCTGATATATCATAACTATCACAACCAAAAGCACCCATATGCTCATTACCAGGGTATTTAATGCCATTTTTAATTATAACATTATTTTGTTGTTCTACATTCGGAACCCAGCTGATTTTAAACCTTCCGTTAGGATTTGGCGTAAACTGGACTTTTGTGTCTTTAATTCCATTTTGCCACGTAAAGCTGCCAACGGTAACTTGTGACAGATTTGCGACTTCATCATTGTAATCAATTTGCTCGTAAATTTTTGCTAGATTAAATATACTATTCTTTGTTTCATCTCTAAACGCATGTTCTTCTGTTCTTGGAAACTGTCTATAAAACTCATTTAAAGCATCCTGGTCTTGTTTTAAACCTTCAACTTCGTTTTCCCAATGCTCAATAACTCCTGTTGTAATCTCATCACCATAGGGGTCTTTAACGATTGCATCTGGGGTGTCGAATACAGGTAATCCATAAGAATCAATGAATCCTTCGTAATTCCATTCCATAGGAATGAACAAACTATATAATCCTGAGCGAGTCTGTCCATTGCGGTTTCTTTTGGTAACATCTGAATCATGGTATAATTTTTTAAAGTTTTCCCCTCCTTTGTCTGCTGAGTTACTAGTTGAACCCATCATACATTTACCTATTACTCTGCTACCTAGTCGTAAGGTGGTTTTCGTAACACGCCAGTTGTTGAGGATGTTCTCGGGGCGTTCCCATTTGCCGGCTTCATCATGTACGAGGAGGGCAAGCTTCTCCCCATCGTAGGAGTTATCACCTGTGTTCTTCCAGTCGATGGTGGTGTCAAGTCCCTGTATATCCTCAATGGCTTCGTTGGTGGTAAGCTTTCTTCTGGTAA